CTATACTTGAGATGCCACTCACTGAGTTCTTGAATACCCTTGCCTTTCACACCACCATCAGCAAACAGAGGCACAAGCGTTTAGAGAGTGCAGCGGCACAAGGTTTTGAAGCTTACGTCTGTGCTTGTTTGTCTGAACTGCTCTAATTCAGCCACTTCGTGCGATTCCTTAATTATATATAGATGGCTATCACGGTAAAACATCAACCAACGGGGACAACTTACCTTCCTGCTTATAACGATAATATCTTTATTTCTACCGAGGGAGATTCTTCAAAGTATAACGGTTATAACTACAAATTCAACACAAGAGTAAAGGACAGCTCTAATGTCGTGATTAATATGCTCAAAGTGCCTATTCATTATGGGTCAACTAATAAAGGCGTATTTAATATTTCAAAAGTTATACAAGGCTACGTTTCACACGATTGGAATTATACCGATTCGGCAGCTTCGGGATGTCCTAACTCTATCTTTGAATACAACATTGACTTTGGTTACGAGTACGCCACAGGAGCGACAGATGTTCCTATTCTTTCAACCGGTGACGTTTCTCTCACTGGTAAGAAGATTTGGAATGCGGCACTATCACCTGAGGATTTCATCAATTACGATGAAGATGATTATTTAATGGGGGCAGGTAGTTCCGCCAAATTCCTAACTAATAGAACAAGCAAAAAAATATATAATGATCAAAAAGATTGGCTCTATGCTCTCAACAATGGTGATCTCGATCATCTATATGTTGATTTTTCTGGGGGTGGTAGCACTACTATCACTTCGCCCACTTCTGACATCGTTCGTTTCCCTATTGGGGCGAATATACCGGGCGGTATACCGACTGGAGTTACGAGCTACACGATTGAGCCGAGGGATTCATCGAGTGGTTCGGTTGGTTCTTCGTTCACGATAAACTTAGACGATCGCTGTTCCAAATACGAAACAGTTGATTTATTCTTTTTAAATCGCTTGGGAGGAGTTGAGTCGTTTAGATTCAATATGATAAGGCGTGATAATTTTAGCATAAATCGTAAGAGCTATCGGGCTAATCCTTATACTTTGGATAATAGTGCTATTACATATACCTACGACAACCAAAGCCACAACAAAACAGATTTCTACACAGATAGCGTTCAGCGAACGACCCTAAATTCTAATTTGATAAGCGAGGTTGAAGCCGTTTGGCTTAGGGAATTAATAATGAGTCCGAGAGTTTGGATGTATGACGGCTCTCTCAAAGCCATAAATATAGCAACAAGCGAATATGAGCAGAGGTATCACGTTAATGATAAGGTGTTTAATTTAACGCTTGAGGTAGAACATACATTTGCAGACAAGAGCCAACGTATATGATAGAAGTAATTGTTGAAGGTCAACAGCTTGAGTTAACGGATGATTTCAGCATTCAGTTAAATAGGTCAATCGCTGATGTTAGGGAACCTGAGAAACGTAGTGCGGATTGGTCTACTACTGTAACCATTGCAGGAACTGCATCTAATAATAAACTATTTGGAAATCTATTTGAGGTATCCAATTTTATACAAGGTACTGATCAATTCAGCCCTGACTTTAACCCTAACTTAAAAGCAAGTTGCACTGTCTTAGTAGATGGAACAACACAGATAAGCGGTTTTATTCGTTTGGTTTCTATAAACGTCACTAACAACGACGATATTGAGTACAAAGCAACGATCCACGGAGAAGCGGCAAACCTTTTCACAGATATAGAAAGTGAGAAGTTAGCAAATTTGGATTTCAGTGAGTACAACCACACTCTAAACATTGTTAATATCAAAGATTCTTGGGATAACCAAATCTATGTAAATAGTTCACCTGTAACGTTTGAGTATGGTAATGGATATGTTTATGGGCAATTCCTACCAAAGAGAAAAACCAACAATAATGATTTAACTGACTGGGCGGCAGAAGACCACACACCATGTCTGTACGCCAAGACGATAGTAGATAAGATTTTTGCAAATAAAGGATACGCCTATACGGTTGATTCTTTCTTTAATTCTGACAGATTCAAAAGGTTAGTTGTTCCATATAACAACGATGCTTTAAATATTGAGGAGTCATCCGCAACGGGTAGAACTTTCCAAGCATCTTTCAGCAGCGGAGTTACAAGAACACAAGGGCAGCGTTTATTATTTGATGACGATAGTACATCTCCAAACTTTGACCCTAATAATAATTACGACCCGGTTAACGGATGGTTTGTTGCTCCTGCTTCGGGACGTTACGCTTTTTACGTTCACCTTAAAGCCGAGATTACGGGTTCATTCACAAACAACACTTTAGGCAGTGCGGTTTTTAACATTAGAGCGGCAGGTAGAACATACCAACAAACAGTGTATGCAAATAGTGTAAACCCTACGACCATAAGTTTTGATGAAATCTTTGGCGGAGTCTATGACTTAGAACAAGGCGATCAAGTTTTTGTTCAGTTCTGGAGGGCATGGGCTGGTCCTACATATTTAACAAGTATTGACATTCTCGCAGATACAAAATTCTATAATGCGGTACAGGCTACAAGTTTAGCATATAATGAAACGGTTGACTTTGGGTTCTTCTTCAACGACGAGATGACGCAAAAGGAGTTCCTGTTGAACTTCGTAAAAATGTTTAATCTCTACATTGAGCAAGATGCAGCACCACGAACACTAAGGATAGTGACCAGGGATGACTTCATTAACAATAGCACCTTAGACCTATCGACTAAATTAGACAAATCACAACCCTATGAAATAACTCCAATGGGAGAGCTTGATCATAATCCTTACCTATTTAAGTACAAGGATGGGGATGATTTAGAAAACAAGCAGTACAAGGAGAAATTTGCTCAAACATACGGACAGAGAGTTGTAAGGGTTGACAATGACTTTGTAAGGAAAGAAAAGAAAATAGAAATAAGCTTTGTTCCCACTCGCATAACCAATGGAGAAAAGCAAGGAGTGAATAGGCGTTATTCTACCTTTACAAGTCAAGAAGGCAAAAACACCAATATTCGCATTCTATACTATGGAGGACTTCTTGAAACGTCAGCATACTACTTCTATGACTATTCCAAGCCAAGCACAACCAATGTAATCTATTACCCACTGATTACTCACGTTGATGACTTTTCCAATATGCAGTTTGATTTGAACTTTGGAATGCCTCGTGAAGTTGGGTTATTGGGTGATGAATACAGCAATCAGAACCTTGTGAATGTGTATTGGTTCAAATATCTCAAAGAGGTAACAGACAAGAACAGCAAAATCTTCAAAGGCAAGTTTAGAATAACTCCAAGCGATTGGTTGAACTTTACTTTTGATAGGCTTTATTTCTTTGAGCATCAATATTGGAAACTCAACAAGGTTAGCAACTACAACCCATTAACTCAGGATGTTTACGATTGCGAGTTTTTACTTTCTCAATTCTACGACACAAGCACAGCGAGAAAATCAGCTGTTGGATTAGGTGGTGAAGATACTGAAAACGGATTTGGTAATGATAGATTCCCAAACAATGGCTCAAGTTCATTATTGACATCAAGAGGAGCAAATGGATTAGGTAGCGGACAGAATCAAGGAGATAGTACAGACAATATAGTATTAGGAGATTTTAACACGATTGCAGGACATTACAACAGTTTGCTTGGTTCAACTGAAACCAGGCTTGATGGAAACTTCTCAAACGTAACTGCTATACGTTGCACAGATTACGATATTCCGTTTACTGATAGGGTATATGTAGAAAACCAACCGGTACTTGGAACATGGCTGGGAAGTGGTAAGGTTGTCAGTATAACAAACACAGATTCACCTTATTCAGCGACATATGATGATTGGTTGATTGTATGTGATGCAACAAGCGGAAACATCACAGTCACTTTACCTGACCCGACTAATAATAGCGGCAAGATGTATGTGATTAAAAAAATATCATCAAGCAACGGAATCACAATAAACGCAGGAGATGGCTCTATCTTAATAGACGATGCGACATCTCACACATCAAACGCTAAAAACGGATATGATCAAGTTGTATCTGACGGCACTCAATATTGGATAATCACTCACGGACACTAAAATGGCAATAAACGAAGCAGTAAATATAGATATTGACGTAAACGGAACGTCAACGGTAAAACAAGCAGCAAATGCATACGAAGATTTAGGCGATGCAGTAAGCAAGACGCAACTTGAAGCTGAAAAACTTGCCCAGCAATTTGGAATCAATGACAAGCGTACACAAGAAGCCATCAAGGTTGCAGGTCAATATAAGCAACAAATGGAGGAGCTTGATTTTGCTATTGATGCAGCTCGTGGAGGAACTGAGCAAATATTTAGGGCTGCTCAAGGTGTAGCAGCTGGTTTTGAAGTCGCTGCAGGAGCAACAGCTTTATTTGGGTCAGAATCAGAAGAACTTGAAAAGATACTCATTAAAGTACAAGGAGCAATGGTATTCTCTCAAGGATTACGTGATTTAAAGGAGTTTGCACCTGCCATATTTAACGCTGCTGAAGCCACAAGAGCATGGTTTACATCGCTTACATTGTTGCAAAAATCTTTTGTCGGTTTAAGTATTGCTTTAATTGTTGATGCTATTGTTGAATATAGAAATTCAGTCAGTGATGCGGCAGATGAAACAGAAAGATTAAGCGAAGCTAATAGAGCATATGCTGAAAGAAATGAAATTCTAATTCGTAGTATTCAAAGGGAAACAGAGGAACAAGTTAAAAGAGCAATTTTAGCTGGTAAAACTGAAGATGAAATTTTAGAGATAAGAAAAAAAGGGGCTGATGACCAGTTGGCTTACATTCAATCACTTATTGATCAAGAAGAAAAAGATAAAGATTCGGGATTAATCAAAGATCAAGAAAGATTCAAATTATTAGCAAGATTAGAGGGTGAGGCTTTAAGAGAAGTTGACAAACTAGAGGTAGAGTTGTTTAAACTCAAAGAAGAAAGAAGGAAAAAGTCAACGGAAATAAATGAAGAAAATACACAGGCTATTGAGAAAAACAATGAGGAAATGCAAAAACTCATTGATAAACAGAATGAACTCAAAGGTCAAACCATTGAAACGATAACCGAAACCGGCGAGGCTACGATGCGAACTACCGAAGCAACACTTGATTTTGTTGAAGGTACGCAAAAATCAGCATTAGATAGAGCCAAGCTATTTATAGGAGCATATGGGCAGGACATAGTAAACACATTCCAAGAAACTTTGAGTGTTGTAGGAGCTTTATCCAATGCCTTTGCTGGTGAAGATGAGGCAAGACAAAAGAAAGCGTTTGAGATAAATAAGAGATTGGCTATTGTACAAACAACAATCAGCACGATAGAAGCAACTGTGAACGCTTACAAGGAGGCACAGAAGAATCCATTGAACCAAGCAACGGCTGGAGCTTATGCCGTTACTCAAGCATTACTTGCAGCAGCATTTGGATTGGCACAAGTTCAGCAAATCAGAAGCCAATCATTTACAGGAGGAACTAATTATAGCCCTCAAGGCAACACAGGCGGAAACGCACCTGCGGCAAATCAATATCAAGCTTCAAGTATTAGGTTTGGTGAGGAGCTATTGACATCAGAAAGAAGGGTATTTGTACTTGAGGGTGACATCACAAGAACACAGAACACAGTTAACAGAAATCGTCAAATCTCAGTTGTAGAATAGAACCAATAAACTCAAAAAATTAATTATATATAAATGGAACTACCAGTTTACAAACTAATCATAAACGATGAGGATGAAACAGGGGTGAACTTCGTTAGCCTTGTAACCAACCCAGCCATTGAGAGAGATTTCCAATACTTCAACCAAGACTTTGTCAATCCACGAGGCGGAGAGTCTGAGAATGACTTTATCAGCCGATGTGTGAAAGTGGTAACCGGTGAAGGATACGATCAAGATCAAGCAGTTGCTATATGCTACAATTATTGGAAAGGTGAGAAGTTCTTTGATGATTACCCAAAGGCAGCAAGTCAAAACGCTCAACGTGGAATCAACCTAAACGAAAAGCTTGGGAATGATTGTGCGACATTAGTCGGGAAAAATCGTGCAAGGCAATTGGTAGGTCGTGAAAACCTTTCATTAGAAACGATAAAACGTACTTACTCCTATTTAAGCCGAGCAAAGGAATACTACAACCCAAGCGATACAGAAGCCTGTGGAACTATCTCTTACTTGCTATGGGGTGGAGATGAAATGCTCAGATACACAGAGCGAAAGCTTGAAGAATTGGAATTGAGCAAGGCTAAAAAGAAACAAAAGTATGATGTTGACGTTTCAACCTTACCAGGATACATCACTGAGGACTTGCCATTGTTTGATAGCAAAGCAGAGGCTGAAGCATACGCTGAGAAGATTGGGTGTCAAGGATCTCATCAAATGGGTGACAAGTGGATGCCATGTTCAGCAGAAGAAGCACACACCGATATTGAAACTCCGTTAAAAGCACACAGCCATCAGATTGGTTTTGCTATTCAAGACGAGGAGAAAAGAATCATCACCGGTATGGCAATGGAAGCAGAGAAAAGAATCTATCGCTATGATGCGGCAAGGGGTGAATACTACGTTTACTTTGACGCTGACACCATCTTCCAAATCGCCAAGAAGTGGGCAAAGTCAGACCTGTACGACTCAGTAAACATCCACCACGAGAAAGAAACAAAAGGGCTTTCCTTATTTGAGTCTTACATCGTTGATCGTGAACGTGGCAAATACCCACCAAAGGGATATGATGAGGTTGCAGATGGTTCTTGGTTCTTGAGTTACATAGTGAATGATGATGACATTTGGGCAAGGGTAAAAGATGGAGAGTTTAAAGGCTTCTCAGTTGAAGGATTTTTTGACTTTGATGTTAACGAAGAAGAACGCCAATTGAACGCAATTTACAACGCTGTGAAGAAGGCAGTAGAGAAATGGGACGGTAAAAACTGAGCCACTTATTTTAAAACCTTAAATATATATAGATGAATTCAAAAGAAGTATTGACCGAAATCCGCGGACTTCTATTTGGTGAAGAAGAAAAGAAAGAAGTTGAAATGGCAACTGCAACCCTTGTTGACGGAACTATCGTTGAGTGGGAAGGTGAGTTGGCTGTTGGAACTGAAATCTTTGTGCAAACAGGGGAAGGCTTAGTTGCTGCTCCTGATGCTGTTCACGAAGTAGAAGGCGGAATGCTCGTGACCACCGAGGGCGGTGTTGTCACTGAGATTGTAGAACCAGCCGAAGAAGTTGAGGAAGTAGCTGCTGAAGAAGCACCTGCTGAGTTCGCTTCACTTGAGGCTTTCAATTCTTTAGTTACTCGCTTTGAAGATGCAGTTGAAAAGCTTAACGCATTGGAAGAGAAACTAAACACAAACGAAGAGGCATTTTCAAACATGAAAGAAGCCTTTGGTAAGACAGTAGACTTGGTTGAAAAGGTTGCAGACCTTCCATCTGAGGAACCAACTAAAGCTCCTGCAAAGTTGTCAAAGAAAGAGGAGCAATTCGCAAACATTGTAAAAATCGCAAAAACACTAAAAAAATAAAATCATGGCATTTAACGTAACTGGTTTAACCGACTATACTAACGAGCAAAGCACCGAGTTAGTAGTAAAATCCCTTTTCGGATCAAAGACTGCTGCTGTATTACAAGCGGCTGGTCAGGTGCAAGTAGGTGTAAAGTCTGCTGAGGCTTTGAACATCTTAACTTCTGACGTATTCTTCCAAGCTGATGGCTGTGGATACAACGCTTCAGGAAACACAACTTTCTCTCAGCGTGACATCACAGTAGGAAAAATTAAGGTAGAGGAAACTCTTTGCCCTAAGACTTTAGAAGCTAAGTGGATGCAGACTCAAATCGCTCCAGGTTCTCCTGAGGCTGTTCCATTTGAGGAGCAAATCGGTAACGAGAAAGCTTCTCGTATCGCTAAGTTGTTAGAAGTTGCTATGTGGCAGGGTGATACTGCAACAACCAACACTAACCCTAACACAAATCGTTTTGATGGTTTCAATAAGATTATTGACGCTGCTTCTGCTTCTACAATTGACGGTAACACTACAAGTGCAACTGCAATAACTACTTCAAATGTTGAAGGTTTAATTGATGACATTTACAACGCTTTACCTGCTGACGTAGCTGACGCTGATGACTTAGTAATCTTTGCTGGTATCGACACTTTCAAGAAGTACACAACTGCTTTGCGTGACTCTAACCTTTTCCACTACGCAGTAGAAATGGAAGGAATGGAAATCATGATTCCAGGTACTAACGTGAAGTTGATCGGAGTAGGTGGACTAAGCGGAACAAACAGAATGTTCGGTGCTCGTTTGTCTAACTTCTTTGTAGGAACTGACCTTGCAAATGAGGAGGAGGAGTACAGATTCTGGTATTCTCAAGACAACGACGAGGTAAGATTCCGTGCAACCATGAAATATGGTGTACAGATTGCTTTCCCTGATCAATTAGTTCAATTCACTTTAGCTTAAAGGAGGTAACCAATGGCTTGTAATCTAACACAAGGATTTACACTTGACTGCAAGGATGCCGTTGGTGGAATCAAGAGCATTCATTTAATCGACTGGGCTTCTACTGGTTTCACCGTTAGCGGTGGCGAGGTAACAGCTACAACAGTTGCTTCAGGGGATGTTTACACCTATGAGCTTCCTAAGGGCGTGGGTAGCATGACTACCACTACAAATGTTTCACAAGAGAACGGAACAGTGTTCAACCAAACAGATATCGTTGCTCGTTTGCGTAAATTGTCAACAACAAAGCGTAATGAGTTGAAGCTCCTTGCTCAGAATCGTGTATTCTGCATAGTAAAGGATAACAACGATAACTACTGGTTAGCTGGTTCTGAGTACGGATGCGACATCACTGCAATGACTTCAGAGTCAGGTACTGCAATGGGTGACGTTCAAGGCTACAATTTCACTTTAAGTGCGATTGAGGCTGAATCTCCATACTTGGTACAGGCTGCTGTTGCTACATCGTTAGGTATCTAATTTCTTGTTTTCATAGTTTCTAATAGGGGAGGGCTTCGGCTCTCCTCTTTTTTTTACGCCAAAATGCGGAAAATCTTAATTATATATAGATGATCACGATAACAAAGCAAGATACGGTGACCTGGTACTTGACTCTAACAGAGAAAACGACCATTTCTAACCCGACTTATTTGTTCTCTATGAAGTCACGCCAAACCGACACAATAAAGAACTTTATCTTAGCGGATACATCAGCCTACACAGGTAGATTTAATTCGTTTGAGATAACAGAAGGAGATACAGATGCAACCACTTTTGATGTGGGTGAGCATTTATATACGGTATATGCCCAAGAAGACCCAACAAATACCAATCCAAACAATGCGGATGAGGTAGTTGAAACAGGAATCATGAAGGTAATACCATTGAGAAACGACGAACTATTCTACGAAATTGCCTAAGAAAATATATACAACACAGCGACCAATAGGAAAGGAGCATGACGTTGACCTTAACAAATCTCTGTACACTACACAGAGGGATACAGGCTTTGAGCGCAATGTTGACCTTACTAAGGAGATATATGATGTTGATGCTTTGACGGCTTTCTTTTTGTTAACTGAGAGCGGTGATTTTTTAACTTTAGAACAAGGAGGGCGTATCGTTAACTACTATGGCTAACCAGAAAATTTCACAACTTGACCCAATCGGAACTATTGACCCTTTACAGGATAGTTTTGTTGTGGTTGACTATTCCGAGAATTTAACCAAACGAACCAACTTAGAAAACATTGGACAGAGAGTACTTGCAGCAAACGACACTGATGACCTTTCAGAAGGTAGCACCAACCTTTATTTCACGGATAGCAGAGTTTACAGCAAGGTTAAGGCTTCCCTGATTGCAGGAGATAACACATCTATCACGTTTGACGATGACCTTCAGACAATCACCATAGCATCTCAAGGAAACGTCCAGAGCGTAAATGGAGAAACGGGAGCGGTAACACTTGACACGGATGACATCTCAGAGGGTGCGGTAAACTTCTATTATACAGAGGGGAAATTTGATGCATCGTTAGCAACCAAGACAACGACCAATCTAACAGAAGGGGATAACCTTTATTACACTGATGGGCGTTTTGATACTCGATTAGCAACTAAAACCACCGATGACCTAACAGAGGGAAGTAATGAGTATTACACTGACGCAAAGGTTGAAAGCGTTTTAACTGCTCAGAGCGTAACCAAGCAAGGCAACACATTCAACGGGGCATCTGAACTCGTGCAGTTGGATGCTGATAGCAAACTTCCAGCAGTTGACGGAAGTAACTTAACGAATTTAGAAATACCACCTTCAACGGGCGGTGACTTATATTTATTTTACAACTACTAATGGCAAACACATCACCCATATTCGCACTCACTCCTGAAACGGCAATCGTAACGGTAACGGCTGCGACTACTGACAGAACAGGAGCAACGACGGCTAACCTATCCGACCTACTAACGGCAGCAACTGACGGCACTAAAATAACTCAAATAGGAGCAAAGGTTGCAGGAGATAATACGGCTTGTTTGGTTTTGATTTTCATCACAGATACAGCAGGGGCAAATCCTAAGTTGTACGATGAAATTGCAATGGAAGCAGTAACGGCATCTACAACAGTAACATCTCAGCGACAAGTGACGGCATATTCAGACCTACAACTTAAAGCAGGTCAAAAGGTACAGGTAGGAATAACGGTTGCACAAACTGACGGAGTAAACATATTTGCAATTAAGGGGGACTATTAATGCCTGATTTCGGGATATTCAGAGGTTTCAATGAAAAACTGTTTGGCGATAAGTTAGTCGCTGGACAGTTGCCTACACAGTTGGGGTTGATAGGCAGTGAGGATGCCACTGGTTTTATAGGCTTACTTGATACTTACCCAAACGCTGCCGCTGCTTATTCTTTGCGTAAGTTAAGGATTGGATATACGGGAGATGCTATTGAGGTAAGAATAGACACAACGGGACAGCCTACTTATGACATAGGTTTTGTTGATGGTGAGTTAGACACGGCCACTCTTGAGGGATATTGCACGGGAGGATTAGATGCTTATGTAACAACTTGGTATGACCAAAGTGGAAACGGATACGATGCAATACAAGGGACAGATGCAAATCAACCGCAAATAGTTAGTAGTGGGAGTGTAATATTGGAGAATGGGAAACCAACGGTTCAGTTTGATGGTAATAACGATAATTTGCAATATGCTGGGGAAATTTTAAATCAAAGTACATTTATAGGCTTTGTAGTTTGCTCATATTTAAATACTACCATTGCAACAATTTTTGACCAAAGTTTGAATAATGGCGGTGGGCTTTTTGCAACTACTGGACTTGTTACTCGTTTGTATGGTATAACAAGTTCAGGAATTGTGGAAGTTAATAGTTCACCCAACTCCAATCAGACATTATATACGGGTCAAATGTTAAGTGGCAATTCGATTTTGCGAATGAATGGAATTTTAAAAAACACCGTTACGACAACATTTACAATGAGTGGTAATACAGGTATAAATTTTGTTATTGGTGATGACTCTCCACCAAATGGCTCAAGAGCGTTAGACGGTTTGATAAATGAATTAGTAATTTATACAACAGACCAAAACTCTAATATAAGCGGCATAGAAACTAACATAAACGACTTTTACTCAATATATCCATGATAGGCTACACATACAACACCGAACAAGAAGCAATCAACGCAAGACAACAAGCGGCAGATTACAAAGGCTACCCGATTAGACCTAACGATACTACTATTTATTGGGTGAACTACAACTATTCTGAGGCTGACGGGTTTTGGTACATCCGTTATGTAGATGGATTAGAAGCGGTATTAGGTGAACCTACTGATATAACAATCACACCACACGAAGAAATATGAGATTCCCCGTAAGTTTTGAGCAATTTACCAAGAACAGCGAGAAGGCAATCACTTACCTTTTGCTTTTTGTCGTGACTGCCCTATATATCCGAGCAGAACGTCAGAGCAATTTGGCAACGGCACAATGCGAGAAGCGATTAGTGAAATGTGAAACAGAACTGCGCAAAATGTCGGCTATGTTAAAAACTCAAGACTCTTTGTGTTCAGCATTGGTGACTGAGATTAAAATCTACAAAGCATTAGGTAAGATATGAAAGCACTGTTAGCCTTTGGAATATTAGCCGTTATCTTGGCATTGTCAACCGATAAGCCAACGATAGAGGATGAAGTAGCGGAGCAGATAGAGGAAAGTCAAAAGTTGTACGATAGTGCAACAGTAGAATTGAAGCGGATGCGGAAGATTAACGATTCACTTTTAGAATTAAGATTTGGTAAATGAGAGAGTGGGTCATCATAAAAGAAATAGAAGGCGAAGGCTACATCATTGAGGATTGCTGCGGTGATACTCATTTTGTAACCTATGAACTATATAAGAAATTCAATGATAGATAGAGTATTTAAGAATTGGAAAACGACGGCTTTGGGTGTTCTACTCGTGACAGGTTCATTGATATTGGTCGGAATTAACAAAGCAACACTCACAGAGGCAGGGGCTTTCATAGTCGCTGGTGTTGGGTCTATATTTGCAAAAGATAAAAAAGATGGAAAATAACTTCATACGGATCAACTTTGCGGAAAGCAAAATCCCCATTTTCAAGGAGAACAAAGCAAAAGGCTTCTTGACATACGGGCAGGATAACGCTTACCCTCAGATGTTGATTGACTTGTTTAACAGCTCACCAAAGCACGGAGCAATCGTAACTCAGAAAGCAGACTTCATAGCCGGTGATAAAACCGAAATCATTGCATACAACACAGAGGACATTGCAAAGGCAAACGATGCTCTTGATTCAATTAACGCTTATGAGGACTTTGACAGCCTTAAAAACAAAATCGCTCAAGATTTAGAGTTGTTTGATGGGTTTGCTTTAGAGATCATTTGGAACAAAGCCAAGACTAAGATAGCTGAGATTTATCACTTGCCTTTTCAGAATGTTCGTCACTCGTTAGATGGTCACTATCTATACGCTGAGGATTGGAGCGATAGAAAGGTCAAGCCTGATCATTACTTTGCTTGGAATCCTAACACGAGAGAATCTAAGCAAGTGTTTTATTTTAAGATGTACAAGGCAGGTTGCGGAGAGTATCCAACTGCACCGTATCAGTCAGCTCTTAAGTACATAGAAATAGACACAGAGATTGCCAACTTCCATTTGAACAGCATTAAGTCAGGCTTTTCTGCTCAGACGCTTTTACAATTGTTTAAAGGCATTCCGTCACCTGAGGAAGCTCGTCAGACAATCAGAAGATTTAAAGACAACTTTAGCGGCACAGATAACGCTGGAAGTATCATCATTCAGTTTAACGATCCGAATGAAACTCCTTCAGTAGTTAACAACCTTGCACCTTCAGACTTTGACAAGCAGTTTGACATTCTGAACAACACAGTTCAAGAGGAGATTTTGATGGCTCACAGAGTTACATCTCCGATGCTTTTCGGTATCAAGACAGAGGGGCAACTTGGAGGGCGTAACGAGTTGATTGAAGCGTTTGAGGCTTTCCAAACTTCCTACATTGAGCCAAGACAGAATCAGATGGATAGAGCCTTGAGTTCTATCTTCAAATACATCACACCTGTAAAGCTTAAAACTAAGAACAAGCCACCGATTGGACTTGACTACATTGAACTATTTGAGAAAGGCATCATTGACAGAGATGAGGCTCGTATCGAGTTGGGTATGTCAGCCACAACAGCAATGAGTGAGCAAGTGAAATGTGAATCTTGTGAGAATCCTTTCGGATGGGATGATGACAAAGATTTAAAAGTATTCGCTGAGTTCGGTGAAGATGCGGACAATTTTGAGTCTGTACCTTTAGAGTTCGGAGATGCTCTACAAGCAATGATTTTGCAGTGGTTGTATAGTAACGAGGGGATCACCTTAGAAACTCTCGCAAACAACATTCAGAAGCCTGTGGAGGAGATTATGAGAGAAGTAGATGACATGGCACAGAGAGGATTGATTGAATCTGTTGAGGATGGTTTTAGAATCACACCTGAGGGAACAACCACTCTTGAAAATTCAAATGTAGGAACAGAGATTGTGACTCGTTACACTTACGAGAAAGCACCGGGTATAAGCGGAGGCGATTTGTTGCCTACATCAAGAGATTTCTGTCAGAGGATGATACGTTTGAACCGAGTTTATACAAGAGAAGAAATCGACCAAATTTCTGTGATACTTGCAAGGGAGTACAACGACCCAGGATATTCAGCTTGGAAAAGACGAGGCGGATGGATGACCATCAAAGGCACAACTACTCACGTTCCATATTGCAGACATATTTGGCAACCACAACTATTAAGAAGAAGAATCAATGGCTAACTTTGTATATTTTGTATCCGTTACCTATTTAAAGGATAACACACCAATCAACGAGAACTTAGACGATAAGCTTCTCAAGGCAGCGATTAAAGAGGCTCAAGAGATTTACATTCGTGATGTGATTGGGTCGGGTATATACGACGAGCTGCAAGATCAGGCTTATAACGGTACACTAACAAGCGATAACACCACTTTACTTGATAGTTACATTGCACCTTGTTTGAAGTATTACTCACTCACTGAGTCGATGTTGCCAATGACCTTCAAGTTCATGAATAAGTCTGTCGCATCTCGTAACTCTGAAAACGCAACACCTATCACAACAGGAGAATTAACACAGATAGAACAGAGGTATCGTGACAAGGCTGAGTATTATGCGGAGCGATTGAGAGATTTCTTAAAGGAGAACCCAACTATCTATCCGAAGTATCTTAACCC